CAACGAAAAAACTGATCGAGGCCAGTGAAAGGGGGTGCTTGAATGGCTGCCAAAAAGACGACGAAACAGACGAAAAGAACGTCGATTAAAAAGGACGTGTCGTTTTTAGACGAGATGAAGAAGATCTACCGCGATCTGTCACCAGAGAAGCGGATAATCTGCTTTGGGATGCTCGAAGAGGCCGCTTTTTTGAAGACGACACTCACGAAACTCCGGGCAGAGATCGACGAAGAAGGATATACCGACGAATATAAGAATGGAGAGAACCAATACGGCAGAAAAGTGTCGGCCACGCTCCAGTCTTACAACGCGACACTGAAAAATTATTACGTTCTCATGGAAAAACTCGTAAAGATGTTTCCTTTAGAGGAAGAAGAAGCTGACGACCTTATGAAGTTAATGAGTTCATGAACTGGATATTGATTTACTACCAACATATACAGGACGGTACTGTTACGGTTGGCCGATGGATCCAGTTAGCTTACAAGATGTTAGTAGAAGGACTTCAAGCGAAGTCCTTTTATTTTGACCAGAAAAAAGCTAACAAGGCCATCAAATTTATCGAGACCTTCTGCCGCCATCACGAAGGAGCGCTCGCTCCTAACAAGATCGTGCTTGAGGAATGGCAAAAGGCTTTCATATCTGCCGTGTTCGGAATAGTCGACGCGGAAGGTAACAGACAATTTCGGGAAGTCATTCTTGAGATTGGAAGAAAAAACGGAAAGACGCTTCTCGCGGCCGCTATCTGTGCTTATCACGTTTACCTTGATGGCGAGTACGGTGCGAAGGTGTATATGGCAGCTCCGAAGCTCGCACAGGCAGGCCTGTGTTATGACGCTTTTTATCAGATGGTCAAGAAGGAACCGCAACTCGATCGTCTGGCTCGAAAGAGAAGAACTGACATATATCTGGAAAAGACGAACAGTTCCATCGCGCCTTTGGCCTTTTCGGAGAAGAGAGCGGATGGTCTGAACATATCGCTCGGCATCCTGGATGAAGTTGCTGCTTGGCATGGTGAAGCAGGAAAGAGATTTTACGAAGTCTTGAAGTCTTCTTGCGGTGCAAGAAAACAACCTCTGCTCCTTTCCATCTCTACGGCAGGCTACGAGAACGAGGGCGCCTTTGACGAGCTGATAAAGAGAGGAACGCGAGTTCTGCTCGGAGACAGTAAAGAAAAGAGGCTCCTGCCGATCCTTTACCAGATAGACGACGAGGATAAATGGAACGACATCAACGAGCTGGCAAAAGCTAACCCGAACTTAGGTGTGTCGATCTCTGTCGACTATCTGCTCGAAGAGATAGCCGTAGCTGAAGGATCTCTGTCAAAGAAGACAGAGTTCATCGTCAAATATGCGAATAAGAAACAGAGTTCTTCGCAGGCATGGTTAGCCACTAAGGTTGTGGATGGCGCGGTTTGTGAACCGCTGCTGCCGGAGAACTTCTACAACTGCTACGCAGTCGGAGGTATCGACCTCTCGCAGACGACAGACCTTACCTCTGCCTGTGTAGTGATAGAGAAGAACGAAATAGAGTATGTCATCTCACACTTCTGGCTTCCTGCCGAAAAGCTCGAAGATGCCATAGCAAGAGACGACATACCGTACAGAGAAATGATAGAACGCGGAGTTCTTTCCCTGAGTGGAGAAGGCTTCGTCGATTATAACGATGTGTTCATGTGGTTCGTGCGGTTGGTGCAGGATCACAAGATCATGCCGCTTGTCGTTGGTTACGACCGATACTCTTCGCAGTATCTGGTTCAACAGATGAAGAACGACGGCGGCTTCCTAATGGATGACGTTTATCAGGGTTGGAACATGACACCTGCGATAAATAAGCTCGAAGGCGAGCTGAAGGAGAGACGCATCAAGATCGGAGACAATCCGCTCCTGAGAGTGCATCTGCTCGACACGGCTCTCCAGAGAGACCGCATGACGAAGCGAGTGAAGATAGTCAAGTTGAATGAGGCAAGTCACATAGACGGAACGGCAGCGCTCTTGGATGCGCTGATAGTGAAGGACAAATGGGCCGGAGAGTATGGCCGTCAATTAAAGAACGAGTGAGGAAAAGCAGATGGGGTTATTTGAAAAACTATTCCCTAAAAAGTATCGCAATCCGGTTGGCGCGGAGCGATGGGCGCCACTGACTGCGTACAGTGCCGTCTTTAGAACTTGGCGAGGCGAGATCTACGAGTTTGACCAGGTCAGGAGCGCGATTGATACGCTTGCAAGGAACACAGGCAAGCTGACGATTGAGATGCCAGGAACGGCCAAAGGTAAAGTCAGGACAAAGCTCAAGATCAGACCGAACGATTATCAGACTTGGTATCAGTTCTTATATCGTGCAAGAACCATCTACGAGATGCAGAACAACGCGATCATCGTGCCGGTTCTTGATGATACTGACCAAATAATAGGACTTTATCCTGTCCTGCCCTCCGATTGTGAGGTAGTTACATATAAGGGCAAGGAATACCTCCGATATACCTTCTATGGTAACAAGAGAGCCGCTATCGAGCTTGAACGGTGCGGAATAATCACCAAGCACCAGTACAAGAACGACATCTTCGGAGATGCGAACACGGCTTTGACCTCGACACTCGATCTTCTGGATATGAATAAGCAGGCGATCAAATCAGCTATAACGCAGTCGAACTCAATACGCTTCATGGCAAAAATGAGTAACTTCGCAAAAGACGATGATATCAAGACCGAAAGACAGAGGATAAAGGATGCCAACTCAGATCGAGACGGTGTCCTTTTCTTATTCTCGAACCTTGTATCAGATCCGAAGCAGATTGACTACAAGCCGTACTCAATAGACGAGAAACAGCTCGCGCTTATCAACTCGAATATCGAGAAGTATTTTGGTGTCTCTTCGGAGGCTATCAAGAACGAGCTGACAGGCGATAAAGCTGCGGCCTTCTATGAAGGCGCTATCGAGCCGTTCTCCATCCAGGCATCGGAAGTCATTACAAATATGCTCTTCTCTGCTTTGGAACAGTCGACAGGCAATATGTTTGTCCTGACTGCTAACCGCATCCAGTTCATGACCAACTCAGAGAAGTTGTCGATCTCTTCGACAATGGCTGACCGAGGACTTATGACGATCAACGAGATCAGAGAGATATGGAACCTTGCACCTGTTGAAGGTGGAGACCGTCTCGTAGCTCGTGGCGAATATTACTACATGGATCCAACGACAGATCCGAGCAAGCAGGAACAACAGGAGGGCGAAGACAATGCCGAGTAATACAAACAGAGAATACAGAACGATGGAGCTGAGAGCAGCTCCGCAAGGCGAAGAGAAAGACTACATCGTAGAAGGTTACGCTACGACCTTTGGAGACACCTACGAGCTTTTCCGTGATGGTAACTACATCGTGCAGGAAAACGTTGACAGGGATGCTTTCAAAGATACCGATATGAGCGACGTAGTTTTCCAGATAGACCACGAAGGCCGTGTTTATGCCAGGACAAGAAATAAGTCTTTAAGTCTGGAGATCGACGAGCATGGTCTGAAGACAAGAACTGACCTGTCACTCACGGCAGGCTCAAGGGAAGTCTACGATGCTATCGACGCAGGTCTTTATGACCGTATGTCGTTCGCCTTCACAGTTACAAAAGACAGTTATACGGAAGAGGAAAAGAGTGACGGTACGGTCATTCTTACCCGAACCATATTAGCAGTCGGCAAGCTTTATGACGTTAGTGCAGTAAGCTTCCCGGCTAACCCGAACACAGATATTTCAGCTCGTTCAAAGGAGTGCATAGACGGAGAGATCAAGCGCTTTGAAGCGGAGAGACTTCACGAGAAGGAATTGCAGGAGAAGAGGAACGCTCTTCTCGAACAGATTTCACGAATTAAAGGAGAAAAGACAGATGACTGAAATCAAAGAAATGCAGATCGAAGAAGTCGAGGCTCGCACTTTGGAGATCGAAGCTGAGGTCGAAGGCGCTGACGAGGCTCGCATGGCTGAGCTGAAGGCAGAGCTTGATGAACTCGAAGCAAGAAAAGCCGAGCTTAAAAGGATCGCGGCTGAAGCCAAAGAGACCAGAGAAGCGGTCGCAGATGGCAAGGTCGTAGTCGAAGATACAAAAGTAATAATTACGGAGGACAAAAGAATGTCAAATTCAGAAGTAGTTAAGAGCGTAGAGTACAGAGACGCTTTTAAGAAGTACATCATTTCCGGTAAGGATGAAGAGTGCCGCGCACTCTTGACAGAGAACGTCGGCACAGGTGTAGTTCCTGTTCCGGAGCTTGTTTACGACATCGTTAAGAACGCATGGGAGAAAGAGGGCATCATGGCTCTCGTTAAGAAGACATACCTCAAGGGCAATCTCAAGGTTGGCTTCGAGATCTCTGCTGACGGTGCAGTTATCCACACAGAGGGCGCAGCAGCTCCTTCTGAAGAGAAGCTCGTTCTCGGCACCGTAGAACTTGTTCCTATGTCAATCAAGAAGTGGATCACAATTTCCGACGAAGTTCTTGATATGGATAGCGGCGCTTTCCTCAGATACGTTTACGATGAGCTTACATATCAGATCGCCAAAAAGGCTGCTGATACTCTCATCGCTAAGATCGAGGCTTGTGGCACAGTTTCCACAAATACTCCTTCTGTCAACGTAGCAGTTCCTGTTGTTGAGGCAGATAGCATTACTCTCGGTCTTATCGCTTCCGCTATCGGTCAGCTCTCTGACCAGGCTGCTAACCCTGTTATCGTTATGAACAAGGCTACATGGTCAAGCTTCAAGGCAGTACAGTATGCAGCTTCTGTTCCTGTTGATCCTTTTGAGGGTCTCCCTGTTGTTTTCAACAACTCCATCGAGGCTTTCAGCGCTGCAACAACAGGTGTTACTTATGCAATCGTAGGCGACTTCGGTGAAGGCGCTATCGCTAACTTCCCTAACGGCGAAGAGATCAACATCAAGTATGACGACCTCTCACTCGCTGAGGCTGACCTCGTTAAGCTCGTAGGTCGCGAGTTCGTTGGTCTTGAGGTTGTTGGCCCTAAGTCTTTCGTTAAGATCGCTAAGGCTTCCGAGTAAGCATAAAGCCAGAGTAAAGGAGAAGCACTATGGCCAAGATACTTATTTGTGTTCCTTCGGGAGATCAGGTGGCGGCTGGGTTCGCTCAGTCGCTTGCCATGCTCCAGAAGGGCGGTAACGAAACGGCGATCATGTTTCAAGTAGGAAGCTTGATATATGACGCGAGAAACAAACTTGCAAAGCAGGCGATTAAGATGGGCGCTGACTACACAATGTGGTTTGACAGTGACATGATCTTCGCGCCTGACACGATGATAAAACTACTTGAACACGACGCTCCGATTGTATCGGGAGCGTACTTCAGAAGGTCGCCGCCGTATCACCTTGTCGCGTTCGACAAGTGCGATATGGAGAGCAGAGAGTGGACGGACTTGAAACTTCCTTCTGATACCGTCAAATGTGGCGGTGTCGGGTTCGGATGCGTTCTGGTCAAGACATCCGTTCTCTTTGACGTTGCGGCAAAGTATCAGACATGGTTCGAGCCTTTGAACGGCTTCGGGGAAGACCTCTCGTTCTGTTGGAGAGCGAGACAGTGCGGATATGATATCCTGCTCGACCCTAAGATCACCTGCGGCCATGTCGGTCATATTGTGGTAAATGAAGACTTTTACAAGGCTTATGCGAACGGAGGTCAACATGAAAGTTAAAGTAAAATCTCCCTTCTTTGACGAAAAGGGCATCCACAAGCCGGGCGAGATCTGCGATGTTAAGCAGTTCAGACCTGAGTACATGGAACTTGTCGAGGAAGTCAAAGAAGAAAAGGTCGAAAAGGCAGTCGCCAAGACACCTAAGAAGACCACAAGAACTAAGAAAGGCTAATTGAGTATGGCAGTAACGACCGCATTTCTAACTAAAGTAAAGACCGAGCTCCGCGTGTCTGTAACCACTTTCGACACTCAGATATCAGATCTGATTGAGGAAGCTATTTTAGACTTGACGGCGACTGCCGACATCAAGTCTTTCACCACTTCCAATGCAGACGCACTACAGACCGGAGCCGTCATAGCTTACGTCAAGTATAAGTGGTTCGATGACGATAAGTATTTCACTATCTACAACGACCAGAAGACTAAGATGGCGCTCTCCGCAGCTTATAGGAGCGTGATGCCCGATGAAGAATAGTGTATATACGATAGACCTGGCCGAGATCGTCACTGAAAAGGATGAACTCAATCAGGTCGTGGAAAAGACAAGATCCAAAAAGACCGTGTTCGCTTCGATAAGCTCCGTCAGTCAGACGGAGTTTTTTAGTGGCGGTCGTATTGGTCTCACACCTTCGCTAAAGGCTACGATATACGGCTTTGAATACAACAACGAACCTATCGTCAAGTGGAACGGCAAGTGTTATTCGGTTTATAGGACTTACGAAGTAAACGGCTCCGATATGATCGAACTTTATCTCGAAGAGAGGGGAGGTACTAAGGATGAACCAGATCCAGTTGATAGCACTCCTTGATACTCTCTCGACACCGTCGTTCTACGGACAGGCTCCTGCCGGGACTTCGCTGCCGTTCATCGCGATCCACACTGAAGAGCCTGACAACTTCGCGGCTGACAATAACGTCTACTGCGAAAAGTGGAACTTCAGACTTGACCTTTACACAGTTGAGAAGGACCTCGCGATTGAAGCTGATATCAAGAAGCTTTTGAACGACAACGGCATCTTCTGGGTAAAGACGGAACAGTATCTTGACGATCAGTCATGTTGGGAAGTCGAGTTCGAGTTCGAGGTCTTGGGTAACGAAGACCCTGCTCCGGAACCTGACCCTCCGACACCTGACCCGGAGCCTGATAGCGAAGAAGGTGATAGTGATGGCTAAGAGGAAAGGCACAGAGGAAGTCACCATCGTCTTGGATGGAAATATGAGTTCCTCTGCTTTCGGGAGCCTTGCCAAGACAATCAACGAAGAACTCCAGAGCATCGGTGTCGCAGTTGATGACGAGGTGCAGGAGGTCTTTGACGAAGTCGGTAAGGAAGCCGTCAAAAAGCTCAAGGCTACGTCTCCTGTCAATCCCAAAGGCAAGCACTCGGGCAGATATGCCAAAGGCTGGACTTACGAAAAGGGAAAGAAGTACAGAGGAAAGTCGGTAGGAGTTGTCCGCAACAGGACAGATCCTCAGCTTACACACTTACTTGAATATGGACATCCACTCGTGCGGAACGGAAAAGTCATCGGGAACGTACAAGCCAAAGAGCATATACGTCCGGTAGCTGAATGGGTCGCAGAGGAAGTCGAAAAAAGATTAACAAATTCATTAGGAGGAAACTGAAATGAGTGCAAACAAAGTAAAGTACGGTCTCAAAAACGTACACTACGCACTTGTAACTGAGACAGTTGCAACAGACGGCTCCGGTGCAATTACCACATCTTATGGTAGCTTGAAGGCACTGGCAGGAGCTGTCTCGATCAGCTTAGCTTCAAGCGCTTCAAAGACAGTCTTCAGAGCAGACAACTCTGACTACTACGTCTCTTACGGCGAAGGTGGCTACGAGGGCGATCTCGAAGTCGCTCGTGTAAACGAAGACTTCTTGAAGGACGTTCTTGGAGTGTTGGAAGACAACGACAAGATCCTTGTCGAGGCTTCTTCTGCTTTCAAGACAACAAACTACTTCGCACTTGTCTTCGAGTTTGACGGCGATCAGAGAGAGACAAAGCACTGCCTCTACAAGTGCAGCGCTTCTCGTCCGAACATCGCTTCACAGACGACAGGCGAAGGCGGTTCGACAGATCCGCAGACAGAGACATTGACCATTACCGCAGTTCCGAGAGCTGACAGTGATAAGTACATTCACTTGCAGACACAGGAATCAACTACTACGGCAGTCGTAGAGGCTTGGTACACGGCAGTCCCTGTTCCTACTTTTACTTAAATTTAACTTGGGGGAGGTTTGAGAAATCGAGCCTCCCCTTTTTAACAAGAATGAGAGGTAACCCAAATGAAGAAGACTATAACATTAAACGGAAGAGAGATGACCTTCAAGAGTTCGGCAGCTACGAACATTCTTTATAAGAAGGCTTTCCATGACGATATCCTCGTCAAGCTGACGGCTTACTCAAAGAACTTGAAGGAATTAAAGCAGATGCAGTCGCGCATCGCTGAGCTTAAAGAAGATAAAACAACAACGCAGGAAGTCCTTCTTGCTGAAATGAACAACATGATACAGTCGGATGTCTTCCAGGCATCGCAGGTCTTCACTAATGAGACCCTGCCGAGACTGGCTTATATCATGTGGGTAGAAGCTAACGAAAGTCAGGAAACGATCTTCGGTAAGCTGAACGATGAAAACTATCTCTTCTGGTTAATGGATATTGACCAGGATGAACTTTTGAGCGTCACAAGCGAGATCATGGATCTCTGGCAGGCAGGCGCGAAAACAACTTCAAAACCAAAAAACTGAAAAGACGTCTCGATCGAGAATATAACACGGCGGTCTATTTCCTCAGATGCAAGCAGATGGGGTTCTCTTTGTATGAACTCTTCGACCTTGATTATGGGGAAGTGACCGACCTTATGATCGAGGCGTCAAACGATCACGAAAAGTACGACTATCTGGCGACACAGGCAGACTTTGACAGTGTCTTCAATTAGTCACAGGAGGCAGTCATGGCAAACAAAATTCTCGGTATTACCATTGATATCGAAGGTAAAACATCGGGATTGACGAAGTCACTCCAAGAGGCGAACAGTTCTATCAATAAGACCACGTCTGCTTTAAAAGACGTAAACAAGGCTTTAGAGCTTGATCCGACCAATGTCGAGTTATTAGCTCAGAAGGAAGCCTTGCTCAATAAGCAGATAGAACAGACCTCCGATAAGCTCGATATCATGAGGCAGGTCGCTGAAGATGCGAACGCGGCGCTCGAACGTGGTGATATTACCCAAGAGCAGTACGCTCAACTCACTGCCGAGATCGTTAAGACAGAGACCGCTCTGTCTGGTCTCGAAGACGAGGCTAATAATAGCGCGGACGCATTGGAAGACACAGGCGATGCCGCCGAGGATGCCGGAGACAACGCAGACGACGCAGGCGATAAGATGGAAGCTATGGGCGAAGCTGCCGAGAAGGCAGGCGAGGTCGCCGTAGCAGCTTTCGAGGCCGTTGTCGTTGCGGCTGCGGCGGTCACTACTGCCGTAATCGCGGCAGGAGTGGAAATGAGTACGGCTCTCGTCAATGCAACGATGAATACATCGGCACTCGCTGACGAGCTTATGACTTTAAGTTCCACGACAGGTCTTACGACAGACACGCTCCAGGAACTGAATTATGCGGCTGAGCTTTTAGACGTTGATACGTCTACCGTCACAAGCTCGATGACAAAGCTTGAAAAGACGATGTCGTCTGCCGTAGACGGCTCCGCTACTGCTCAAAAGAAGTTTGAAGACTTAGGTATCGCGATATACGATGCCAATGGCAACGTCAGAGACGCGGAATCGGTCTTCTGGGATGCCGTTGATGTTCTGGGAACATTCGAGAGCGAGACCGAGCGCGATATGGCGGCTATGGATCTCTTCGGAAAGTCGGCAAAGGAACTCAATCCTCTTATCGAGGCAGGTTCGGAGGCTTTCGCTGAGTTAGCTGCCGAGGCTCACGATGTCGGCTACGTCATGGACAGTGAGACACTCGATGCCTTTGGCGCTCTTGACGATAATATGCAGAGAATGACTAACACTGCACAGGCAGTGGAGCAGTCATTCGGACAAGTCCTTCTTCCGCTCTTAACCTCAATGAGCGGAGATGCAGTCGACCTTATGGGCGACTTCTCAGGCGCTCTGGCTCTTGCAGGTGGTGACATTGACCAGATAGGACAGATCATCGAGGACTTTGCGCCTCGTGCGGTCGCTTTGGTCGAACAGTACGTTCCACAGATCCTGACAGTCGTGGAGCAGGTCTTAAATGCCTTACTCCCGGTCATAATCTCGGTAGCGCCTCAGCTTATCGAGATGGTCGGAACGCTTATACAGTCGCTTGCCAACTCGATAGCAGAAGACAGTGAAGCTTTCATATCCGCTTTCACTTCGCTTTTCCAGAGTTTAGTTGATAGCGTGGTCGTTCTGCTTCCTGTCATTATTCCTTTGGCAGTTCAGCTCCTAATGGCTATCGTAGACGGCCTTGTCGAGAACGCTCCGCTTTTAATCGACGGTGCGCTTTCGATAGTCGACACCTTAGTCAATGAGATATTGGCACCTGAGAACCTCGAACAGTTCATCATGGGCGCCACTACGTTATTAACGGCATTACTCGAAGGACTTACAACGGCACTGCCTATCCTTATTCCTGCGGCGCTCAATGCGATCCTGACGATAGTCGACACTCTGCTTTCGAGCGGATGTCTTGAACAGATCCTCAAGGCGGCTCTGACACTGATTACCACTCTTGCAGGTGCGCTTATCCAGTATCTTCCGGAGCTGATCGAGAGACTGCCTGAGATCATCATGGGTATCGTTGAGTTCTTAACAGGCGACGCTCTTCCTGACATTATCGAGGCAGGCTTCACGCTGATTACTGCTATCTTAGGAAACCTTCCTGAGATAGTTGCTGCTATCATCGACGGCTTGATTACGCTCATAACGGATATGGGAACTTATATCACAGGAGACGGCGCAGACGATCTCTTGAAGAGCTTCTCGTCTGCTTTTGACGGTATTATCGAAGGCGCAAAGACTTGGGGTGGAGACCTTATCCAGAACTTCATAGACGGTATCTCGAAGATGTTCGGAAAATTAAAGGACACTGCATCGAACGCAGCTTCGATCGTGGCTGACTTCCTGCACTTCTCCGAGCCGAAATACGGCCCTTTGTCCGACTTTAATGAGAGCGGCGCTGACATGGTCAAGAGCTTTATTTCCTCAATGGAAAGCGAGTACGGTGAACTCGAAAGCGCTCTCTACGATACCGCGAACGTAATCAGCGGAGGTTGGAACAGCTCTCTTGAAGTATCTGCTAACGCTGCTACGAACAGAACGAGCGACTTTGAGAGCGGTTTCGCAAGCATTACACAGGCATTATCAGGACTTGGCGGCGCTGACGGCGGCACTTGGGTATTTCCTATCTACATAGGCTCCGAACACGTCGACACGTTCGTCGTAGATGCCATCGACAGATATAACTATCAGACAGGAGGTCATTGATGTTAGGACAATATCTCCAATTCAACAGTGAGGCCTTCCCGAACCCTATTACTCCGACGATGTCTTCCAAGACGATTGAGAACGTCACTCAGTCGGAGGCCGGTACGGACTTAGTCGTCGTCATAAGACCGACTAAGAAATCTTGGTCTTTCAAATTCAATCTTTCGTCATATAAGAGAAATATCTTGAAGGCTTTATGCCAAGACGAAAGTACAACGATGACGTATATGGGAGCCTCGTACACGGTGCGTGTAAGAGATTACCAGGAGAGGCTCGTAGCAGGCTCGGAGTGGGTAGATACCTCCGAGGGCCTCTACGAAGTAAGCGTAAAAGTTACGGAGTTCTAAAATGTATCAGATTTCAGAGGCTTATCAGAGTAAAATGTTCGACCAAGTGCAGACCCATCGTCTGTCCGGACTTGTCGACGGAATTGCTTTTACTGGCGAAGACGTTATCGGGGTGTCTTATACGAACAGATGCTCCGATAAAAACGTCAATCTCGGCTCGGTCAATATCGGAACCTTAAAACTGACGTTTTTGAAGGATCTTCTTGATCGTGGCGATTATTACGGCAAAGTCATAACGCTCTCTGACGGTCTCCTGACAGGGTACGACGGCAACGACGATCCTGTTTATGAAGACATACCTCTGGGAACCTTCTACGTCGCAGAGGCAACGTGGAGAGCCGAGGGCATGATAGATGTCACGGCTTACGACTGCCTTTCCAAGATGGATATACCGCTTGCCATTGAACAGACGAGTGGCTATCTATACAACTTCTGCTCGGTCATAGCCTTACACACAGGCACGACATTTGGCATGACCGAGGAAGAGTGCGAAGCTCTGACGAACGGCGGCGCTCTTATATCTCCATATCCAGAAAACGATATGCAGACATACAGAGACCTTTTGAGCAAGTTGGCTCAGTTCGTCGGAGGTTTCGCTTACGCTGATCGTGACGGAACTTGGAAGCTCAGGACTTTCGACAATACGTCTATCTTGAGTATCGGAAACACGAAGAGGTTCTCAGGCGCGAAGTATTCAGACTTCACGACACGCTTTGACGGTTTGTCTTATGACGACGTAATGACCACAGGCGAGACGTTCTATATCGGTGACGAGAACGGTTTTGTCATGAACTTGGGGAATAACCCATTCTTACAGTACGGCACTCCGGGAACAGTACAGAGCAGAGCGACTAATATCTTCAATGTTTGTCAGCTCATGGAATATACACCTTTCGAGGTTAGTATGCTTCCTGCGTTCTGCGTTCTGGACTTGGGAGACGTTATCTCGTTCACGAACGACTACACAGGGAATACTTCAAGCGGAGCTGTCATGCAGCTCACTTGGGTCTTCAATAAATCGTTCAAGGTTCAGTGCTTTGGTTCCAATCCGAACACAAGGAACGCAAAAACGAAAGACAGTCACGCGGCGGCAGGGAACAGGTCTTCAAATAAGGAAGGCCGTGTCTCGACATTCGTGGCAACTAATATCGACGAGATCAATGTCACGAATACCAAACAAGAGATATTAAAGCTCATGTTTACCACTTCTGGCGAACAGGCGCTTCTTACTCTGACCGAGATCAAGTTCAAACTGGCAGACGAGCTTCTTGAGAATGAAGTCGTCGAAGTCTATTACTACTTGAACGGTGAAGAGTTGACTTACGTTCCGACAGAGACGTACTCGGAAGGCGGTCTTCACACACTGTCCTTGATGTACCCGATCGAGGGTCTTGAGAAGGACAGACGATACCGCTTCACGGTCAAGATGAAGACCGCAACAGGCGCGACTATCGACCCTTTATCAGCTCGTGTTTATATCCAGGGAACAGGTTACGACCTCACAGGTCAGTTCGACGGATATATCGAGGCGCAGGACGACTTCACTCTTGTCGCTTTTGGTTATATGGAGCCTTTGTCTCTGTCCGAGAGCGTGAGTGTCACGGAGTTCTCTGTGTCGGGCATTACGGCTTCGGATAACGTGTCGTTCGAGGCTATCGCTTATATGTCACTTGAGACTTTGAGCGATAGTGCATCGGTCTTCATCGAATATCTCGCTCTGGCAACTGAAGACGACTTCGACTTTGAGACCGAAGACGGAGAGCGTCTTCTTACACAAGGATAAAATCATGGAGGTAATTTAAATGGCAACTTCAAAAAAGTTCAGTCAGCTTCCTGCGGCTTCGTCTGTCGGCAACGGCGACCTGTTCGCGATAGCTCACGAAGACGCACTTGCTGAGACAGGCTACGTTTCACAGAAGCTCACGGCGGCACAGGCAGGTCAAAAGGTGAACGGCGACACGGAATATCCGACAGGTCTTCCTTCATTCCCGACAGGATATCAGAACCCTTTCGACGCTCTGGAGAAGCTCAACGCAGACATCGAAGCTCTCTACCCCATCGCCACCGTATCAGGTTCAATCGCCAACTTCACGACTTCGCTAATAAAGCCTCTAACGGCACTAAGTTCAACTATCGTTGCACAACAGGCAGGTTCGGGAACTCCAAGTCCGCAGAACGTGAGAAGTATAAGCGGTTTTAGTTCGGTGAAGTTTTATCACGGAACACCTAAATCATTTACAATCGAACAAGGCTCAATCAATCAAACGACAGGTGCAGATGAAACCTCAACAACGATTAAAAGAACATCTTATATCGGAGTTTCAGCTAATAGTTTGGTTAAATTTGTTTTTGCAAGTTCTGAAACTTTTGCAAGAACAGTCAGAGCGTTTTTCTACGGACAGAATGGTTCGAGTGATTATTTGGGAACGCAAGCAATATCAATTCAAGCCAACAGTTTAAGTGGTTCGGTTGTCGTACCTAATAATGCTTATTTCATCAGATTTCACGGCACAAATAACAATATGCCCAATGATTTAAGTATTTGGGAATATCCGAACACCTTCACAATCGCCCTCGGTCAAACCGTTTACGGCGGTTCGGTTGATGCAAAGAATGGAAAGGCAACAATCACACACGTTTACGAAGAATTAGGGGGTTTAACTTGGGGTTTAGATACGGGCGGTTCGACAAGATTTGTTGCTAATCCAACATATACGGCAAAAGCACCTTCTGCGGCAACAACACAGGCTGATGTTATAAGTGATATTTTCAAAACTGTACCGTCGAGAACTATCTATGATGGTGTAGATGATTACGAAATAGCCATTCACACAAACGGGGCAATTTGGGTTAGAGACACGGACTATAGTGACAAAGACGTTTTTAAAACAGCTATGGCTAATCATTTTGTGTGTTATGAACTTGCCACACCTATCGAATTGACAGGTCTAACACCCGACAACTTCACAACCTTTGCAGGCGAGAATAATATCTTCTCGGATTGCGGAGATGTTACAGTTGGTTTTAAGCAATCCGTTCAAGAATATATTGATGCACAGATTGCGGCTACACAGGCACTTATTTTATAAGGAGGAAATCTACAATGAAGAAACGTGAGAAAAGAGTTATTGATGCCTTTGTTAATTGCATAAAGCATGGCGAATTTACCATCGACTATGCAGATGTTCTAATCGCTGACCAATCGAAATACGGTTGGCTTTCAGAACAGGCTCTTGATTACTACGAAGAACAGACAGAGATGTTTAGGGAGAGCGAAGAAGTAGAGGAAGAAGCGGAGGAATAAGCTATGAGAGCAAGAGACCGATATCAGTCTGACTATTTTTCTCAACTGAATACACCAAAGCTGAAGGGTCACGTCAAAGTGACCCTTCATAATTGCAGAACCGGAAAGAACGAAGTCTTAGAAGGCGACAACATAATCACGAACGCTATAAGAGATATCTTTGCGAGAAATTACCTCGGCGGTATTGATTACTCGAAATGTTTACCACTTTATCAGACATGGTTCGGAGGTATTCTCTGCTATGATACCGCTCACACGGTAGACGCTGATAATTATTATCCGCAGGCAGGACATGGTCTCGTGGCTCACGCAGGCGATCAAGCACCGGGAACGGCTGCGATCATAGCAGAAGACTATACTCGTGGTATGCCTCTCAATATTGCCACTCGTGACGGTGAGGTCGCTTTAACGTGGGAATGGGGAGCAGAGCAGGGCAACGGAACCATACGAAGCCTCTCGCTTACTCACAAGGACACAGGCAACTGCGGACTTGGTAATTCCTCAAGCGCTTTCAAGGCTTTCGTTCCTTTTGAAGCCATTCAAGGCTCACAGGTTCCGAATATCAACTCCGCTATTCAAGGAGCTGACGACATGGTCTGTCAGTATGACGACGATCATGGTCTCATGTTCTACATTGGCGAAGATGGAGACTTCGTCTATGAGCATACACGCTTCTCCACGAATAAGATCACGGTCTATATCAGACCAATGGCTTATACAAAGACAGGTCTCTACGAGACACTGAACGCGACTAAGACATTCGAGAGAAAGTTCACTGTCACCACGACCGCTACGTTCTACAATGAGCCGTCATTCTACTTTGACTACACGAACAAGAAGCTCTGGCTCTTTACGAACTTAACTTCTGTTAATACGTTCAGCTCCACGACTATCTATTATGAGGTCATTGACTGCGTGAACGAGACTATCGACAGTCACGGAACTATCACGAGTGATACTTCTAACCTCGCGCCTCTTTCGATGGATAAGAACCCCGGCACAGGCTGGAACTACGAAGCGAGCGTTCCGCGTTTTGCGAATATTCCTTTTGACGGTACAAACTTCTACTTCCCGACTACTTCAGGTGCTTCTTGGGGAGACGGAAATCAGGCTGCGTCACGCTTCAATGTAACAGGCCTCAAGAGAATTAACTTCTCCAATCAGGCAGACCAGAGCCAGATATCCTACAATGCAACACAGGGTCAGTTCCGCTTCAGTCATACGGCAGGCGGTCTTATCGTAGCTTCGGGCATCCTGGTAAACGGTGCGAATGGTTACGAGTGCGGAACCTTCGTAAACGACACAGAAGCAACTCCTGTTTTGACCATGCACGAACCTTCAAAGGTATCAAGCCTCTGCTCGTATCTCGGCGCTAAGAATAACACGTCATCGACTGCACGTTCGATCATGGCTTTGAAGACAGTCAATACGAGCTTGTATAACCTCGACAGTGCAGTCACCAAGAACAGCTCGAAGTCAATGCAGATTGAATACACATTGACATTAACTTAAAGGAGGACAAAGTCATGAACAGGATCAAGAACGAAATCGCAAGCGCTGACTTTTGGAAGGCGGCAGGCATAAGGGCCTTGAAGACGTTCTGCCAGACCGCGATAGCTGCCATAGGAACGACCGCTCTTATCGAGCAGGTAAATTGGTTAGTCGTGGGAAGCGCGAGCCTCCTGGCCGCGATCCTGTCGCTCCTGACGAGCATCGTGACAGGTCTGCCGGAGGTGTAATGGAATGGAACCAGTCTCCATCGTTGCGCTCTGTGTATCGGGTGTCATGATGGTCGTGGGTGTAGTTACCTTTATAGTGAACTCCGTAAAGGATGCCAAGAAAAACGCGGCTTCTTTTACGGAGATATCATTTACCTTGCAACAACTCGTCACGACTACGAACGACATCAAAGAAAAGGTCGAGAAGATGAACGAGAGCCTTAATAACCACTCGAAGGATATAGCTGTCCTTCAGAGAGACTTGCAGACGGCTTTCATCCGTATCGACGAACTTAGAGATATGATAAAAGGTCTCCAGAAAGGGGAGAAGCCATGAAAGCAGTAGAAAACTTTATCGCATTAGCACAGTCACAGGTCGGATATACCGAAAGCGGGGAGAATATCACGAAGTACGCTTCCGATTTTGATAGCACTTACTGGCAGTGGTACAACACGAAGAAGCAAGGTGCTCAGTGGTGCCAGATCTTCATATCGTGGCTGACGGTCAACATTATCGGCAAGAAAGAAGCACTCAGCTTCTTTGGTATCTCTTCTGTCAAGGATAACTGCTCGGCAGGGGTTCCGTACTTTTGGAACTATCTCACGGCAAAGGGATATAAAGTCGATAAGTCCAAAGGTCAGGCAGGAGATATCATCTTCCTCAACAGTAATAAGCACGTCGGCCTAATCGAGTATGTCGACGGCGACACTTACCACACGATTGAGGGAAATAAGAATAACAAGGTCGCTCGCGGAACTTATAAGAAGTCAGACAGTTATATCTATGGCATCTGTCACCTTCCGTGGGAGAAGTACGACACTCCTGATCCGGAGCCGACACCTAAACCTAAGACGGTATCTATCGAGCTTCCTGTCTTGGATATCGGCAGTGAAGGCGGTGAGGTACTTACTATCCAGATGCTCTTAAACGAGATCGGCTTTAAGGACCAAAACGGAAAGCGGTTAGATTATGACCGTATCTTCGGCCCTAAGACACAATATGCGCTCACGAACTATCAAAAAGCTCGTGGCTTGACGGTAACAGGTATCTGCGACTACGAGACCTGGAACCGTATCTTAAAGTGATATGTGACTTCTGTTACATAGATCCTCCATTCTTGGAGTGGCGGTCGGGGTTCTCAGCTTCTTCGCCTCGGCCGCCTTTTAATTAGCCTGTCCATCTATGGGATTACCTCTGAAAAGAATTAGCCTCTCGACTTGTAGTCGGGAGGCTTTTTCTTTTGCTCAAAATTATTGAAGTGTCACCATTTTGGCACCATAGGAAAATAAGAAACCGCTCAAAGCCTTATGGTTGAGCGGCTCTTTTTGGTGGAGCATACGGGACTTGAACTCGTATCTGTATGTTCACCTGTGAACAAAATGTCCTTGTTTTAGGGACTTTTGCGACTTTATCAGTCGTTCTGTTCGCCTATCGCGGATTTATTGGCACCAAGATCGGCACCAAAAGTCAGATCGATGATCTCCGCAGCTCTCCTGTCTTCACCTTCAAGGATATGACCATAAGTGCCGAACGTGTCCATGCTCACGGAGTGGCCAACTATGTCCTTTATCGTCTGCTCCGGCATGACGTTCTTCATCATGGAGATAAATGTGTGACGTAGTGAGTACACGGTGCCGGACAGGTCGCGTTCCTTTTTGAGCTTATCCCAGTGTTTCCTCATTCGTTCCTGCTTACCCATTGAGCCGTCGATGGAGCAGAAGATCCACTTCGTTCGGAGGTTCATTTCCTCATTTCTCTGGATGGTCTTTCGGAGTATGCTCGCAGCTAACTCTCCGATCGGGATGATACGTCTCGCGTTTTCGTTCTTTCCTTCTGTTATTTGATGCCTGGCATTAACGGCACGTCTTATTATGACGCGATCCTTCTGAACGTCGTCTACTTGAAGGCCGAGAGCTTCGCCCGGTCTCATTCCTGTCAGAAGCAGGAAGCAGAATAGCGGATGATACCATAGCTTAGAAGGCTCCAAGAGGCGAGCGACTTCGTCACGTTGAAGTATTTCCTTTTCCTTCTTGGAGTGTCCTTTGGGAATATAGAGCCTTCCTCTCGGAAGCTCGCACTGATAGTCTTCATATCCGAAGCGGATGATCGCCATGATAACTCCACGCAGGTTCTTGAGTGTCTTCTCAGACAATGCCTTTTTCCTGCCTGACGCTTCGTTGATGACGTTCTGCCAATCGCGTAATGTCATTTTACATATTTTCTTAGAACCGCACACAGGCGCAACGTAGAGCCGTATATAGCACTCGTACTGTTCAAGAGCAGGAGAGTTCTCTCCGCAACGTGCTTTGACGTCTGCAAGGTATTCCTTCACAACCTGATTGACTGTTTTTTCTCCACTTGCTTCACCATAGTACCAATTATCGTACTTTCTTTGGCACTCTTTTCTCCCTTTAGGCCCTGGAACGGAAGACGAAAAGCTGTATCGCTTTCCGTCTTTCCTTGCTTGTATTCTCCATCTTTTACCATCCCATCGTGGAGTATTCATTTTTTACCTTCCTGTTGTTGTAATAAGAACTGAGCGTATTCTTTTAATTTCTCTTGGTTATTTGGAGATAATTTCTCCATTAGAGCAGTTATTTTGCCGTCATCGGCGACTACGTCGGCACTTCCGCGATAAGTTCCTGCCGGAAGTGTTTCCTGTGGGATCATAGAAACCTCATAAGTCTCGGCGGTGTCGAAAAGTTCCAAAGGACTGACACCTAATACTTCGGCAGTTCTGGCGATCTTATCTGTGGGAATGTTGCTTCTTCCTATCTCGATCTTGTTTATTGAAGATCTGTTCGTGTAGCCGAGAGCTTTTGCAAGTTCTTCCTGCGACATTCCTCTTGCTATTCTCAATCTTTTGAGGTTTTCACCATATCTTTTTTTAGCATCTTCTCTGTTCATCTAATTACCTCCATTTATGTCGATTGTATTACATTGTCCCGAATTGTCAACATTTTGGGAAATTATAGTTGACAGAATGTCCACAAAAGTTTAAGGTAGTGTTGTGGACAGGCAGTCCACAAAAACAGAGAAGGAGGTAATCAAATGAATAACGAGAAGCTGAAAGAAGTTATCCAGGAGAGCGGTGTCAAGGTCTCAGTCCTTGCCGACAAGATTGGCATATCGAGACAGAGCCTTCATTTAAAGCTCAATGGAGAACGAAACTTCGATCAGGGAGAGATCATGTCGTTAAAGACCATTCTCCATTTATCCGATGCACAGTTCTTGGAGATTTTTTTTAACGACAGTGTGGACAGTTTGTCCTCGGAGGAAACATGACCTGCTCAGACAGTCTCTATCCGTCGCTCGGCAGATATTTCAAGTCACAGACAGAACTCGCTCACGCTGCGAACAAGTCAAGGACTTACATCTGGGAATGTCTGAACGGACAGAGGAAGTTCACCAGAGCAGACAAGAAGGCTATCTCGGCAAGCATCGTGGTCAGAGAGTTGGATAAGCCGATCATCGACGAAAAAGAACTCTCGGATGCCATGAAAGCTTACAAAGGCAAGTTTGACGAGATCTACAAGAGGAAGGATGGATGAAACGAATACTTAGTTTGATGGCGGTCTTCATGTTTACAGTTCCGCTGACCATCAAGATCAAGGAAGAAGTCATCCTCAAAGAAAACCCCATAACAGTCAAAGACTTTGGAACGGCTCCTGAGTACGGTTGGAACGACGTTCCGCATCTCGTAGAGATGCACCGTGTGGAGAGCAGTTATCAGACAGTTCTTATCACTTACGAAGAGATGGAACTGACTTCGCTCGGAACGTACTTCATCACGGCTTACTGTCCGGCAGAGTGTGGAGGCAGTTGGATGACGGCATCGGGCGCTACTTGCCACAGAGCGAGCTACGACTATCGGATATCCAGTCCTACAACCTGCGCGATAGACAGGAGCGTTAATTCCTTCGGAACGGAGTTCTACATCAAGGAATTTGACAGAACCTTTGTAGCCGAAGACACAGGCCCGGGAGTGAAGGGCAAATGGCTCGATCTCTTCTACGAGGAATACAGTGACGTTTTATCGTTCCCAACCGGATATTACGAAGTCTTCGCGGTCGAATGGGTGACGGTCACCAAAGCAGTGACGGAAGAAGAACTGAAGGAAATCAAAAGCAAATTACAGGAAGGAAGGTTAATAGCATGAACTATTTACAACTTATCTATGGTATCGGGGTATTTTTCGTTGGAGCCATCGTTGGTGTGGTCATCGAGTATTTTGTCGACATTGACATTCTCAAGGATATCCAGAACGAGAACAGGAAGCTCCGTCTTGAAAACGAACAGCTCAAGAACAGAGAGCCTGTCGTTGAGAGGTTGGAGATCGTAGATAGTCGCAAGAAGCCTAATGATTTTGAGTTCGGAGGTTTTTGAGTATGGCAAAGTGGGATATTGTCACAGCTCACACTTGCAAGCTCCCGGAACTTATCCCAGATATTTGTGACACCTGCCGTGATAAGGCTTATTGCCATAACAAAGCGAATCTCCCCTGTGATGATTGTATTCACGATATTAAAGGTTGTTGTGATTATGACGAGCCTTTAGGAAGATACTGCGTTCTCGGCAGTGCTTACGAACCAAGAGAAAAACAAATAACCATTTTTGAGATTTTAGAAAAGGAAGGTAACGAATAATGCCCACAATGTATGAAATCACGGCTGACATGGCGTTGCTTTATCAGCTCATGGATCAGGGAGAACTTGACCAGGAAGCACTCAAAGACGCTCTGTCAGTTTCCAAAGAAGAACTGGCTATCAAGCTCGAAGCATACGCAAAGGTCATCAAAGAGATCGAGGCTGAGAACGATGCTATCAAGCGAGAGAATGACAGGCTCTATGCAAAGCTCAGAGCAAATGAGAACCACATCAAGGCTATGAAAGAAGCCATGAAGTTCGGGGTAATCACTGCCGAGCCTGAGACCAAGAAGATCAAGACGGCACTCTTCACGTTTGGAGTACAGAAGAACGCACCGTCAGTCGTTATGGACGAACATTATATCGAGAACATTCCTGCCGAATATCTCTGCATTAAAGAGCCAGAGGTAGATAAGAAGAAGCTCCTTGAAGACCTCAAGGCAGGAAAGAACCTCAAAGGGTTGGCACATTTAGAGCAAACGAGCTCTCTGAGGATAAGGTGAGCGTATGTGTAACAAGTGCATCCCGATAAATAGGAAAACGGCTACTGCACTGGAGAACTTTTCCACATGGCTCCATGTCCGTATGGCCGAAACCGACACGACACAAGCTGAGCTTGCACAGTATGTCGGTTGTACCCGAAAGACTATCTCAGCAATTCTCAGAGGAGCCACGTTCCCACGCTTAGATCAGATGGTCATGATCTTCGACTACTTCGACAAGAAGTGGGTGCAGGTTCCGTTCGACAAGGAGTACACCAACTATGGCAACTAAGCAGAAATATCACGTTTATCTCGTAGGACACGGACACGGCTGCTATGCCGAGGAATACTACCGCGAAGATCTTGGATCTACTTGGGCGGTATCTCCTGAGAAAGCTATCTCCAATATCAGATACAGATTGAGACAGGCAGGAGAGCTTCTTCCTGACGATCTGGGAGACAGTGAAGGTCTTGGCTTTGTTCACTACTCTTTGGAAGCCGTGGCCGTATGAGTAAGGCTCAAGACATCAAACAGTATCTCAAATTACTAAAAGCATTAAATCAAAGAAAGGAAGGTAACGATATGGGAATACCCATAACAAAAGGAAAGATCGAGACCGCTAAGAAGGTCGTGATCTATGGACCAGAGGGAATAGGCAAGTCAACGCTTGCTTCCAAGTTCCCTAACCCTGTCTTCATAGACACGGAAGGCTCGACAAAAGAACTTGATGTCGCTCGTTATCCTGCTCCACTGAGCTGGAACGACATCATAACACAGGTCGAGGACACGGCTGCTGAGATACCGTGTTCGACACTGGTCATCGACACGGCAGATTGGGCAGAGAACCTCTGCATTGACCAGACGTGCAAGGATCTCAACGTCAAGGGCATTGAGAGCGTTGGCTATGGAAAAGGCTATGTCTACGCTACTGAGAAGTTCCAGGCATTACTCAAAGCCTGTGACAAGTGCATCGAGGCAGGAATAAATGTTGTCTTCACCGCACACGCTCAGATGAGAAAGTTTGAGCAGCCTGATGAGATGGGTGCTTATGACCGCTGGGAGATGAAGCTCACCAAGAAGACGGCACCTTTGCTCAAAGAGTGGGCAGACATGGTTCTCTTCTGCAATTACAAGACAGATGTCATCACAGATCAGGCAACGAAGTCTAAGAAGGCAACAGGCGGCAAGCGTGTCATGTATGCGACACACCATCCCTGTTGGGATGCTAAGAACAGATATGGCTTACCTGACCAGATGGAAATGAGCTTTGACCATATCGCGCACTTGTTTACGAATACTAAACAGGCAGAGCCCGACTACAGAGCAAAGCTCAGAGGTTTCATGGCAGACATGACCAAAGAGCAGAAGACAGATATCGTCACAAAGTACGGCATAAATGCCAGCACAACAAATGAACAGTACAAAGCCATTTTTACAGATTTGACAGGAGGAAATTAACATGGCAAAGAAAAACGAAATTCAGACAGAGATCCAGAACACAGAGATGGATTGGGACAGCGGCATTTCCGCAGACGTTGGAACAGGCGAAATGAACCTTCCGCCGGTTGGAGAATACGGGTTCAAGGTCATCGAGTTTGAGAAGACGCTCTCAAAGGCGGGAAAGAAGATGGCGAAGATCGTCATTGAGCTCGACAAGGAAGGACAGTTCTGGAAGGTTTACGACTATCTTGTTCTTTCCGACAGCATGGCTTGGAAGCTGGCAACATTCTTTGAATCGCTTTCACTCAAAAAGAAGGGAGAGCCTCTCGCAAAGATGCCTTGGGATAAGGTTCTTGGTGCTTCCGGCCGTGTAAAGATCAAACACGAAACTTTTGATGGCAAGGAGAGCTGCAAGGTCGACAGATATCTTCCGTCAGAAGCATCACAGGCTTCCACAAAGCCTGACGCAAATCCTATGGATGATGTGCCGTTTGAGGTGTAAGTCATGGATGATGATAAGAGATCAATAATCGAAGCTCTTAACGCACTCGATCCGTCATTGTGCTCTTATTCTGAATGGATCCAAGTGGGGATGGCTCTCAAGGCCGAGGGCCTGCCCTGCTCGGCATGGGATGATTGGTCTTCCCGTGATACTGCCCGATACGTTCCCGGTGAGTGTGAAGAAAAATGGGGGACGTTCGCCAGCAGTGGCAAGACTAACAGTGGAACCATCTTTTACCTCGCAGAGCATTACAACAATTATAAACCATATCGTGAACTTGATTGGGATGACGGCCTTGATGCCTATTATGACGAGGTTCTTACCATTGAAGCAAAGCATGACGAAGAGCCTTATGAAATGGCTATTCGCTTCCTTGAAACTCTTTTTGAACCATCCGAGAGCGTGAGCTATGTTCATTCTGCCCGTTGGAACGAAAAGAAGTCAAAGTGGAACCCGGGAGACGGTGGCCACGTCAGGAAGGTCTCCGCAATCATCAAGGATCTCAAGAAACACAAGACGCTCGAAGATGCGTTCGGAACATTTAATGAAGAAGCTGGCGGTTGGATCCGTGTAAATCCTACAACAGGGCCAAATGACGAAGACGTAACCAGATGGAGTTACGTTCTCGCTGAATCCGACGAGCTGTCAATCGAAGATCAAAAGAGACTGTTAATCAACTTTAAGCTCCCGATTGCCACGCTTGTCGAAAGCGGAGGAAAATCGGTTCATGCTCTTGTTAAAGTCGATGCAAGTGACGAAACGGAATATAACCAGAGAGCATTTTTTCTTTTCGACTGGTTAGCCAAACACAAATTTGTTGTTGATGAGAATAACAAAAACCCTTCAAGGCTTTCAAGGCTTGCAGGAGTTACGAGGAACGGAAAGCTCCAAAAACTCATAGCAACAAATATCGGCTGTTCGTCTTGGCTCGAATGGATCGACTACATCAACGGTGTCGATGATAACCTTCCCGCGATGCACTCGGCAAGGGATATGTTTGATAACCCTACTCCAGAACCTCCGACAATAATTGACGGTATCTTGAAGAAGGGCGCAAAGATGATCTGCACAGGCGATTCAAAGTCGGGTAAGACCTGTCTTTTGACTAACCTTGCAATCTGCATCTCGGAGGGGTGGGAGTGGTTAGGTCATCCGTGTATGCAGGGCAAAGTTTTGTATATCAACATGGAAGTCATGCAGTCAGACTTTGAGGCTCGCTACAAGGCCGTTTATAAGGCATACGGGAGACCAGCATCAGAAGAAGGCAAGGACAACTTCGTCTATTGGAACCTCCGAGGAAAAGCTGAACCTCTTGAAAAGCTCGCTCCAAAGATTATCAGAAGGTGCAGGAACGAAGGTTATCTGGTCATCATCGTGGATCCCATTTACAAGGTGCAGGGCGGTGATGAGAACAGTGCCGAAGCAATAGGAAAGTTCTGCGGTCTTTTTGACAAGATAGCCGAGGAAACAGGTGCGTCGATGATATACGTTCACCATCACGCAAAAGGCTCTCAGGGCGGCCGCAAAGCGATGGATCGTGGTTCCGGTTCAGGTGTTTTTGCACGAGACGCAGATGCGATCATAGACTTCACAAGTCTCGTGTTAGACCCGAACGAAAAAGATATGGTCAAGCTCGCAAGAAATTACACGTCTGATGATGAACTTATTCCTTTGCAGATGGAGACAGTTTTGAGGTCCTTCCGTTCGCCCGGTCCCGTCAATCTCTTTTTCGAGTTTCCGCTTCACAAGCTTGACACGGATGAGGTTCTTAACGGAGCTGCGGTCGAAGGAACGGCAGAGGCAAACAGAAAGCTCGCTCCGAATAACCAAAAGTCTGATAACGAGAAAAAAGCAATCGTCGATAACTGCTTTGACGCGGTTGTCAGAGCTGACGGAACAGCGAAGTTTGCAGATATGTATAACTGCCCTGTTTGCGAAGTTACGGACAGGACTTTAAAGAAATATATCCTGTCTTTCCCGAAGAGTTACAAGCTTGAAAACGGCATTGTAACACGGTACGAATAATTTTCATCAGACGGGAAATTCCCGTGTACGGAAAATTTTCATCATACGGGGAAATCCCGTCTGAAAATTTTCATCAGACGGCCTTATATATAAGTATTCGTTCCGAATACGCCGACATGACGAGGTTTTATCAGGGAAGGCTCAAAAAGCCTTGCCTTCCCTAAAAAACCATCCTCACGCTCATTTTACCGTCTGAGGAAAATTAGAAAGGAGTAAAAGTGATTGATTGTATTTTGAACGGCCAAACAATATATGCTTGGAGGGCTCAAGATCGAACTGCTGATTATAGATGTCCTAAATGCAACGCTCCGGTCGTCTTGAAACGAGGCTATAAGAAAATCGCTCATTTTGCTCATATTGCAACTGAAGGTTGTTCTTATGGCGAAGGAATATCGGAGGATCATTTAATAGTCCAAAAAGAGATTGTAGATATCCTGACACAAAATAACATTCCCTGCGAGATTGAATATCGTGGAGTTGATGGCCGAAGAGCAGATGTTTTTGCTATTTATCAAGACCAGAAGATTGTCTTTGAAATTCAACATTCCAGAATAGAACCACAAACGATATTGGAACGAAATCAAGATTATAACGAAGCAGGCTGCTCTGTTATCTGGGTACTTACTCCATATTACTTCGCCAAGTTCGCCGGAGAGTATAACACAGAGAAAATACGTTTTTCGTCTTGGCAACAATATCTTAAAAATCTTTTTGGTGTCATTTACGTTTGGAATGAAGGTTTTCTTTATGCTTTCGATTTTGAAATAGCTTGGACACAAAGAATGGTTTTTGAATATGGCAAATTTGCAGGCTTTGAAGACGTTCCCTGCCAAGAAAGTTTTGACAAAGTCGGAATTGCCAAAATAGATTTGATGTTTGCTCTTTTAAATAAGACTTTGCATTGTTTCAAATCGGAATTGGCACCTTTTTCAGAACTCTTCGGTTTGGATCCAACAGATAACTTCCCGGCAGATTGGAAATATCCGAGAACCTATCTCGAATGGAATGACCCATTAAGAGGGGAGGTGAAGTGATGGGAATAATTCAAGATCAGGAATATTTCAGACACACAGGGAAAATGGTCTATAACGACAACGTAAAAAAGAATGTCGAAATTATGATCGAATCCTCCGAGTGTCGAAAATACCTAATGAAAAATGCGAAAACTGCTGATCCGATTGAAATGCTGATCGAAGCGGTTAAGTGCATCTCAGATTTAACTGGTGACGTTGCTTTCAGTAAACAGGTTATAAGGGAATTAGAAAGGAGAAGAACATGACAGACGATATCAGCGAATACTGCGGAGGCTACTCTGGCGAGTGCGAGGGTTGTCCGTTCGCGAATACTTGTAGCGAGAAGGAACGTGGAGAGGCTGAACTTGAAGAAGCGGAGATCGAGGGAGGTGAGACGATATGAGACTTATAGACGCAGACGCTTTGAAATATAAGAACCTTGCGGAAGTTAATGGCAGATTAACCTATGTCTTAACCGCAGAAGAAATCGACAATGCCCCGACAATATTAAAGGATAACAGACCTAATATTTGTTTTAATTGTGAGCATTGTTGTGCTTTAACTGTTGATTCAGACGGAAAAGTTAAAGTAATGTGTAATTTAGGAGCGGAAATTTGTGATAAACAAAGACCGCAAGGCGAGTGGCTTGATGAGAAAGTTGTTGCATTTCACCTAACTTGCAATAAATGCGGTTGCAATATTCGTAAAATGAAAACTGAAGTGTTTGAGGGTAATTATAATTACAACTTTTGCCCGAATTGCGGAGCTAAGATGCAGAAAGGCGGTGCGGAATGAGAGAGTTTATCTTGAAGTTTCCCAAGATGCCGGCAGGCACTTCCCAGCAGAAGAGATACAACAGCAGGACTGGTGTCTACTTCAAGGACAAGAAGCTCCAGAACCTTGAGAACGAGTTCATATATGCCTTGAAACCTTACGCGCCTATTGAGCCTTCAGACAAGCCGATCAAGCTCTTCGTCTCTTTCGCTTTTGACATCAAGCAGAAGAAACTCTGGGGTAAGTACAAGGCGACGAGACCTGATCTCGACAACTACGTCAAGACCTTCGTCGATTGCATGGTAAAAGCAGGCTTCTTTGTCGACGATGCTCAGATAGTCAAAGAGACGATGGTCAAGACGTATGCGGAGACGGCAGAGATCTACGTCAGATGGGAGGAAATATATGAAACGTGAAGAAATATTAGCGATATCTCATGCGGTCTTCATGATCGCGCAGCTCGTGTCAGACGAAGACCTCAAGAAGATAAAGCCATTTCTCGAAGAGATAGAGAAAACACTCAAGGAGGCAGACAAATGACACCGACTGTATTAGCTTTTCTTATCGGCATCGTCTTCGGTACTGCGTTCGGTTTTGTCTTGGGAGTTTTGTTCGGAGGTAAAGAGCCATGAATGATATTCAGCTTATATCTCATTTATGGCTCGCTCGTATGTGGGATGTCGATAACAAGATCAAGTCATACGAAAAGCGCAAAGACGATATCATCGGTTCTATGTCAGGCATCGGAAAGTATGACGCGGAGTTCATTCCTGCCAACACAGGCGAGAACTCTACCGAGACAAAGAATATCGAATACTCTCTGCTTTGTCAGGAGATAGAAAAGCTCTCGGCTGACTTATCCAGAGAGAACGTCAGGACGATGCAGGTCATTAACCTGGTAACAAGTCCGAGATTATCGGGTATGCTCTATGACCGATACATAAACAGAATGTCATGGAGAGCGATCGGAACGAAGTACCACTACTCAGACCGTCACGCTTATAACTATATGCACAAATGCTTAGACGCGGTCAGCGAATTTATTCCCAAAGGAGAAGTCGAACTATGAAACTTTCACTTGTTATTCCAGTACACAACTTGGAGCGATTTATCGAACCCATGCTCATATCTCTGAAGTATCAGGAGTGTGACCATAACGAGATAGAACCTATCTTCATTTGTGACTGTTGTTCGGATCTCACTCACGAGATGATAAGAGTTTACCTGGCTAAGTCATACAAGAACCTTATCATCCTTGATCGCGAATATCATTCAAGCGGTCTTTCAAGGAATGACGGTCTTGAAGCTGCGACAGGTGATTATATCTGGCTCTTGGATGGTGACGACTGGCTGATAGACAATCACGCGATAAAGAAGATCCTTGACTTCTTTGATGAAGATCCGGACAGTAACGTCCTGCACGTCGGCTTTATCTCGAATGTCTATAAGAACTACGGCTACTTATACACAGTCTGGCAGTGGGTATTCTCTGCGAAGTGGGCGAAGGCAGTCAAGTTTACTTCGAGACCTTATGACGATGACGTTGAATGGGTGCAGAAGATGATCCAGAGACACAATCTGGTTATCTTTCCGAAGATGGATGGGCCGTTCTACTTTTACAATTACATGAGAGAAGGTTCGGTCATGTTCACTCGAAAGATCGAGGAATATACCGAAAACTAAAAGATTTCAGTAAATTGCACTTATTTTCATGATATCGTGTAAATGGAATTATATGACCATTTCACAGAGCATCACACAGTTCGGTCATTCATCCTTCCTTTCTGAGAGCAGACCGTTCGGGGTCTGCTCTTTTAGGAGGGAGACATGAACTTAGACAGGAAGACAGCAAGACAGTTTTACAACTCAAAGGCTTGGCTTGTTTGCAAAGAGGCTTATCTTAGCAAGATGAACCACTTGTGCGAACGATGCCTGGCTGAAGGAAAGTATGAACCTGCGTACTTCGTGCATCATAAAACGTATCTGACTAACGAGAACTTTGGAAACGCGGAGCTGATGTTCGGCTTCGATAACCTCGAAGCTTTATGTTTTGCACACCATAACGACGAGCATGGAAAGACAAAACAAACTCGAAGATGGAAGTTTGTTAATGGCGAACTGATAACGAGGGATGCCCCCTTATAGTTGTGCGATTGTGATTTTGCGTTTGGGTTGAA